CCTGCTGGGGTAAATGCCGTACCAGTAAATGAAGAGCTAACGCTACCTGCTGGGGTAAATGCCGTACCAGTAAATGAAGAGCTAACGCTACCTGCTGGAGTACCAGCACTAATTGCTACGTTGGTTACTGAACCTGCCGGTGTAAATGCCGTTCCTGTGAAACTTGAACTTACTGAACCCGATGGCGTTCCTGCTGAAGCTGCAACTACTGTAATGCCTGTTGTTACAGATGAAGAAGTTGCATTAACAGCAGTTGTGTTAACACCAATTTGGGTCTGACGAATAGAACCTGATGATGTATTGCCCGGCAAGTTATGGAAGTGTCCGGGATCGGTTACAGTATGGCCATGCGTTCCTAAAGCAGAACCAGTAAATGATGAACTTACTGAACCTGCTGGTGTTACGGAAGTTCCGCTAAATGATGCTGTATGGTTATGTGTTGCTAATGCGCTACCTGTAAAACTTGAACTGACCGAACCTGCTGGTGTTACGGATGTACCAGTAAATGATGAACTTACTGAACCGGCAGGGGTTACGGATGTTCCTGTAAATGATGATGAAACACTACCAGCAGGAGTTACAGATGTTCCGCTAAATGATGCTGTATGGTTATGTGTTGCTAATGCGCTACCTGTAAAACTTGATGATGCTGTGTGCGTGTGGCTAACTAAAACCGCATTTGCGCTACCACCTGTTGCACCAACGGCATAAGTTGAACCTGCGCCCACTATGAATCTATCACGCAAGTCTGGTGTACCACTTGCACCATCACATAGTAACCATCCACTAGGGATAGATGCCGCAGAACCCGACCAAATTATAATCCCGCCTGACGGGAATACTGCCGACGCTTGACTAACCCATACAGACCCGTCACTTGTTAGCACATTACCAATAGCGCCTGAAGAAGTAAGTCCGGTACCCCCAGAAGATGGAGCTAATGTGACAGATAACCCCGCTGCCGTACCCGTTGTATTTTGGTTTAGTGTAGGAACATCTGCAGCCTGAATCGCTGCCATAACAACATTAGTGCCATTACCTCGTAAGTATTGACCTGAAGTTACCGCACCAGCCAATGCATCGATTGCACCTTGTTGCGTAGTCGCGCTTGTACCACCGTTTGCAAAGCCTAGTGTACCGGACACATGCGTAGTTAAGCCAATCTTACCCCAAGCAGGAGCTGTAGATATGCCACCTGAGATTAGTGCATTACCTGTAGCAACGTCAGCTAGTTTAGCTAGGGTTGTTGTAGTATCCGCGTACAGCAAGTCACCAACTGCATAAGAGCTGTTGTCTGTACCCCCACGAGTAGCCGGTAATGTACCCGCACCGATATCCGCCGCTGATATAGTAGCCCAGCTAGGTGCCGCAGAAGCGGAGCCAGTCCCAGTTTGAGATAGGTATTGTTTAACGGTCGTTGTGTTACCTGATAGCTTAGCAATTGTGTTTGTTGCTGAAGAATAAAGCGTGTCCCCAACAGCATACGTTGTTTGACCTGTGCCGCCTAGTGTTGCCGCTAAAACGCCTGTAACTGCATTTGAACTAGATAGATTGACTGCATTCCACTCTACGTTAGTACCTGAACCGTTTACTACTAATGACTGAAAAGCCGCGCCTACCGCTAGTTTAGACCAAGTATTTGTAGCAGAACCATAAAGCAAGTCACCTGTAGTAACAGTATTGGCACCCGTACCACCGTTTGTAGGAGCAACCGTACCTGTAAGTGAGATTACTTGCCCAGTAACATTAATGTTTGTGCCACCAACATAGTCAACGCTACCACTAAACTGGGTATATGTTAATGTCGTATAGCCGATAATCATTGTGTTTGGTTCGGTGGTCAGTACATGTGAGTCACCCGCATTTATCACACCTTCTTGCGTAAAGAAGTAGTCGCCTGTACCAAGACCGTTTGGGTCTCCAGGATTTACCATATTTGCATCGGTAGAACGGGTCAACACCCAGTTAGTAGCGCCACTACCTACAGTAGTTACTACGTATACCCCGTTTTCAGCCCCATTGGTTTGCAAGCGAACCATTACGCGGTCGGCTACACTTAAAGCGATGCTGTCAACGTTTAGTGCGGCTTGAGTACCCGCGTTTGTTAACGTAGCGCCTACACCTGAGTTTGCTCTTGTAGCATACGTTAGCCCTGCCGCATTAGTTAGCCCTGTAATCTGTGTACCATCAAATGTTAACGATAGGGTCAACTGATTTAATGCAGGGGTTGAGAATACAAAATAAGCAGTGTTGATAGATAACCCGTTACCTGCTGTGGTAGTTAGCCAGATTTGGTCGTTTACTACTAGGCCGTGGTTTACAGAAGTCGTAACCGTAGTAGTCGAAGTAATGTCTGTAATGTTAAATGTTGTACCACCCTGCACGTAGGTAGCGTTAAGATTGCCAGTTGTTTCAACTCGTACAGGCTCGTGAATGTGAAGACCTGCAGTAACTTGATTATCTACGTATTGTTTTGTGGCGGCTTGTAAGGCTGTGGTCGGGTTCGCATCCAATAAAACAGTACCGCCGAACGTTGCTGCGCCTGTGACGTCAAGGGTCTCATTTAAGGTTACACCTTTTTGAACTTCGATTGTTTGGTCTGCGCCTGAAATACGTACGGCTTCATTGGTTGTATCCACGCCACCCGTAAACAACACCAAGTCACTGTTAAGTGTACCTGTACCAATAAGTAATTCTGAAGTCTCACCAGCTGCGCCTGTACCCGTAGTTAAACCTGTGTTATATAGGTAAGCAGAGTTTGCGGAGAATATAGGATAAGACATCGATGAGTAGGTAGAACCAGCCATACCCATATCAACGAAGTAGTTAGTGCCATCACCTAAGTTATTGTAGGCTACGATATCGGAAGATGAGTCTACCCCGTTGAATTGGTTTTGCAGATAGAGTTGTTGGAAGCTGTCTACGTTTCCGTAAAAACGACCTAGTGTATCCCCGTATGGGGTTGGAATCCCGCTTACGCCTGGGCCTAAAATCGTAATAGGGCCCGCATTAATTAGGGTGTCGCCATCTGGCTCTTCGTAAATGGCTTTCTCAGACGGGTAAGTAATGAATACGTCTTTAGTACCGGCACTGAATGTAACAATGGTATTGCTATTAGACGAGGCAAGAATGGTGTCACGGGATATGGAATCAGTACCAGAGTTGTATGTACCAATACCAACTTCCCATTCAGATGTGGTTTGGCCGGCTATACAGTAGTATGTTGTATTGCCGTTACCTATTGTACTAAATGTTTGGTATGCGCCTATAGCGCCATCAAGTGCAATTGCCCCAGTACCAGTCGATACTGAGGTTTCCTTAACCCGGTCTTTCAGAACTAGAGCCATTCTAGACTCCTATTCTATTCTATACGGATGATTGCGTTTGTTGCGTCCGCTGTTGGGAATATGATTGTAAAGTCACCAGCAGTTGATGTCTTATCTGAACCAAAGTCCAATACTGCAACGGCAGTGTCATCAGTGCTGTTATATATCAACGCTCCACGAGCAGTAATTGTCGCTGCTGACCAGGTAGTATCCGCAAAATCAATGAACGCTGTAGTGCCTGAACCGCCATCTGTAGGAATTTGAGATACTACAAGAGTATTCCCGCCTGTTGTATATCCGCCACCTGATGCTACTTGGTTTGAAGTGCCTGAATAAGTAGTGGTACCTGCACCTAAGTTTGCAGATGATGTATACAATGCAATCTTGTATACTTTTGTAGTGCCTGTATTAAAATCCTGTGCGCCACTCAATAATTGAACTTTAAAGCTCGTGCACATTGCCTGTGAAATTGCCATCTTGTTTCTCCTAAATTACATTACGGGGTAGCGCACTTGACCATTTCGGTACGCATCTCGACGGTTTTTGCCATCACCCAATTGTTTCAATAATGCCATAGCTTCATCGTAACGTTTTTGATATGTTGCTGTTACATCCGCCTCACCCTTCATGTAGGTATAAGCTTCTAATAATGCGCCATATAGCAGTACAGAATCAAAGTTATTGCCTAACCAACTAGTACCCGCAGTCACAATAGATTCTGGGTAGTAGAAATAGTGCAACTCCATACTGTAGCCTGCGTCTGGTGTTGGTCCTAATATAAAAGTATTCTGGTCAAACTGGGCATAATACTCAGGAGTTCCGTAGAACGCGGCGTCAGTATCAGGGTAAGACCCACGAATAAAGTTAACGTCCTTGTCTAGTAGGTAGGTAAACTCGTTGTTGCCATTAATTAAGGCTAATGAAAACGTCGCTAACCAATCAGATGGGCAAGCTAAATACTTATTGCCGCTGGTTAAATTACCAATCACGTTCTTACGCAAGGCTGGCAGTTGCACAGAGTTATAAACACGTTGTTCTGCTTCTTGTATAAACGTGTCTATATCAGTCGTTTCAAACTGATTCTCGGTGTAGCTTTCAATAGCTGCAACTAATTGGGTGTAGTTCATTGACCTACCTTAAGCTAAAGGACCGCGTGAAGTAAAGCCTTTTGTAGCAGCACCCTTACCACGTTGCGCAACGCCAGATGTTTTAACATCGTTACGTGTTGGATTACCACCGCTTACTCGACGAGCAGGGATGCTACCATTTGAATCGCTAGCGCTTAAGTTATTTGGATCAGTGTTGTAGCTGATGTCCGGATTAGGCACTTTAACTGGTTGATTGTATACTGACATATTAGCTACCTCTTTGGTTTGCGGCACGTGCTAGATTACGGCCTACTTTTTTCATGTCGATTGATTTAACTGTGCGAGCTTTACCACCTTTAGATACGCCACCGTCTTGTGGTAGTTTAGCACCATCAATACCTAGTTGTTTACCTTTAGTTTTACCTTTGGTGTTGATGCCTTGTGCGCCTGATTTAAATGCCATTTTATTACTCCTAAGTTGTTATTACTGTTACTGTACCTACTTGACCTTCGGCCACTAGATAATTAACCTCTAGATTAAATGGGTCACTTAATCCAACTGGATTCCAGCCCCACTGTATTATCCTACTACCTTGTAACGGAACACCTGTCGCGTCTGGATCAACGTTTGTTGTTTCCGTTAATTGTAACCCATTTAAGCCTGATTGGTAATAGCTTGTATCTGGGCGAGGGTCTCTAACTGCTTGCGGGTCATTAACTGGGTACATACCTAGTTGTAATTGTGGTTGATCCGGTTCCCAACAATCTTGGCACACAAGAATATTAACATTTTTTGTCTTAATAACCAACCGTTTAAGCTGCGATAATTTATATCTAAATCCGCATCTATCGCATTGGGATATTGCAAACTTACCACTTGAGTATTTACTAGCCATAACTTACCTTATGAACTGCATTCTAGGTGCTAAGCGAATAGCCGCTTTTTCTCTATCCTCGTCAGCCGCGTTCTGGAAAGTCTCTTCGTATATTGCTTTTAACATCTCTACTCTAGGTAGTGCTTCCGGTATCTTCATACTTAAATGATACGCTAACCCTGCAACCATAGCAGGTAAGAACCTAAACGGAATATCTTGTGTATTAGAGCCGCTTGAGCCAGCGTCTTGGATTCGGCGTAGGCGATAGTATACTAGTGTGTAGTAGTTGTTTTGTTCAGGAACTGGCCAGACGCTCACGTTAGGTACGTTTGTTACTGTAACTGATGCGCCAGCTGTGTGTGCAGCTGCAAGGGTGTTTTGTTGGCCACGGCCTAGGTTACTCAATGTGCCTGCAGATGACGTTGTTGATTTAGCCAAATTGCTGTAGCTGATGATTTCATTATCTAACTTA